CTATCTTACAGAGTTTGAGCGGAGCCAGCTCGAGTACGATGGCAAGATCACTTACCGCACACGTGAACTTACACTAGAAAAAGCTGTGGCTTAAAAACAACACCCAGATGTTGACCCAAAAATCCATTTAATATATAATAGTTGTATTGTCAATAAAGAAGGAGCTAAGTATGTCAAACGTATCTTTTGTTCGTGTTAAATCCGGTGCTTATCGTCAAACTGATGTAAGCGGTCAGATATTTCAATTGGTTGAGCAGTTCAAACAGACTGCCAAGGGCAGTTATGTGACTGTTCGTAACGGCGGTCGCTTTCCTGGCTTTCCAGAAGACATCCGTGTTAAAGTTGATGCTATGAGTGATTACGATTTTGTAAGCGAAACTGAATTTGTTGAAGCAGGTAATACACCTGTCAAAGAGACCACAGTCACAGAAGCTACAGCCGAAAGTGACGAACAAGTCATTGAGCGTATTCGTCAGCGTTTTGAAATCTTGGACGAAATGACCACAGCCGCAACCAACGGCGAGATCCGTGCCATGATTGTGTCGGGCCCTCCCGGCGTTGGTAAGAGCTTTGGTGTAGAACGCATTGTTGAGAAAGCCTGTTTGTTTGATCAGATTTCGGGAAAGCGTTTACGTGCCGAAGTTGTCAAAGGTAGTGCAACGGCCCTGGGTTTGTACTCGACACTTTACAAGTATTCAGATGCCAATTGTATGTTGGTGTTCGATGACTGTGACAGTATCCTGTTGGATGACGTTGCGCTGAACTTGCTCAAAGGTGCTTTAGACTCAGGCAAGAAGCGTAAGATTTCATGGTTGTCAGATTCAAATCTGTTGCGTCGCGAAGGCATTCCAGATTCGTTCAACTTCAACGGTAGTGTGGTGTTTATTACCAACCTCAAGTTTGATCAAATGAAAAGCCAAAAGTTGCGTGATCACTTGGATGCACTTCAGTCACGTTGTCACTATTTGGATTTGACGCTGGACACCATGCGTGACAAAGTGTTGCGTATCAAACAAATTGCCAAAGACGGCGAACTGTTTGCCGAATACGATTTTGATCAAATCACACAGGATGAGATTATTGAGTTCTTGGAAGAGAACAAGAACAAGATGCGTGAAATGAGCCTGCGTATGGCAATTAAAATTGCAGACTTGCGTAAGAGTTTTCCACTTAAATGGAAACAAATGGCTCAAGTTACTTGTATGAAGGCAGCCTAATATGATAACAGTACCGAAACCCGGACAAGGAACTTTCCCTTACTGTAGAGATATTATTACCCCGGCAGGGCAGGCTTTGCAGATTGATGCAACCGGGCAGTACACCAACCAACCAGTGGTGCCTAGTACAGTAGTAACAATCAGTGCCGAGGCCCGGGCTCTATTAGAAGAATAAGTTTACCCCATAGCTCTCTTTAGCTCCTGAGTTATGGTTTTTGATCCCCGGGTTTAACCACTCGGGGATTTTTTTATTTGCAATAACATTAAAGGTGTGCTATAATATTGTATGGCTCAATTTTCTCATCCGCACGTAGAAGACTACATTGAAATTATTGCTGGTTATCGCGAACCCTCGGGTAAGCAAAACTACAGTATTTTTAGTGTGGGCGAAAGTCCACTTAGCCTGGCCAGGTACGATATGAAAATTGTACCAAGTTTGGCCGAACAAATAATGGCAGGCAAAGGGTTCACTGACAAACAGGCCGCATTGGCTGTGTCGTTGATCATCAAATACGAACGACAGTTAAACAAACTGTCAATTGATATTGGTCCAGTCAAGACACCACACTATCGTATTCCTTTGCGATCCATTGATAGAGAAAGCCGAGTCTGGGTCGAGGGGGATACTATCAATCTAAAGTTTCCCTACGATACCAAATTGATTGATTTGGTTAGAACTGCCAGCAAAGACAGCAAAGGTAGTATACGTTTCAACAGAGAACGGCGTGTACAAGAATTGGCCCTGACTGAGTGGAATGTGAATTGGGTATATACATTTGCACGGGTCAACAATTTCACAATAGATCCCAGTGTAGAAACTGTGATGCAATCGCTACTGGCAGTAGAACAAATTCCGTATGCAATTGAACTTGCATACGACGATGGTGTTTTATCTATCAGCAATGCCGCAGACAGTCTAATAGAATATGTAAATAGTAATGTTGGATTTGATGATTTACTCAAGCTCATTGATCATGCACCTATACTCGGGTACACCGTGAGCAGTACAATCCGTGACACGGTTGTAGAACAATGTGGTACACGTTTTTGGAGCCTGTGTGCAAATCGTGAACTCAAAGTTGATCCACAAACAAGTCATGATTTGGTCAAAGATCTTGCCGCTTATGCAGAACAAACCAATCGGTTTCCCATATATGTATACGAAGCTGACTTGACTGACAGATTGTTGAATGAATTTGCAAAACACTTTCCTGACAAGATTTTTAAATTGGGCAATCAAAAGACTATACCAGACGATCCAACAATTAAAGTGATTTACACAAACAAAATCCCACGCACCGCACTTACAGGTCGTATTCCGTTGTTGGTCAGTAGTGCAGGTATGTTGCATGGTGGCGATAGGCAGATATGGATTCAAACAGCCGAAAAGATTGTGTACTTTGCCAAAGACGTGTATACTAAGAACTCCAAAGGACCCGAAGTTTGCAAGCTAGACTAATAATTCGAGATGAAGTGAATGTAAAGATTGAAGGATTAGATCTTGCTGACCGCACGGCATTGGTAAAGAAATTCAAGTATGAAATCCCAGGTGCTCGATATCAGCCAAGTGTGCGATTGGGCCGGTGGGATGGCAAAGTGGCCTTCTTCCAACTTGGTGGTAGCAGTTATATCAACCTGTTACCAGATATCCTACCAATTCTTGAACAGCGCAACTATGATGTTGAAGTAGAGGATCTCAGGGATTATAAAACTCAATTTGACTTTACTGAATTCCATGAAGACTCTTTCGCTGATCAGACTTGGCCCACGGGACATCCACAAGCAGGTGAACCTATTCGGTTCCGAGACTACCAAGTTGAGATTATCAACAACTTCCTAAGCAATCCACAAAGCATACAGGAAATTGCCACAGGTGCAGGCAAGACTATTATGACTGCGGCACTCTCTAAGAGTGTAGAGCAATACGGTCGATCAATTGTTATTGTTCCTAATAAGAGTTTAGTTACACAAACAGAAGCAGACTATAAAAACCTAGGTCTTGACGTGGGTGTTTACTTTGGTGATCGTAAAGAGTTTGGTAAGACGCATACTATTTGCACTTGGCAAAGTCTAAACATCCTACTAAAGAATACACAAGCAGGCACAGCAGAAGTTTCAATTGGCGAGTTTGTTGAAGATGTTGTTCTTGTTATGGTTGATGAAGTACATATGGCCAAAGCCGATGCACTTAAATCGTTGTTATCTGGTGTATTTGCTCGTGTGCCGATCCGTTGGGGATTGACCGGTACTATTCCCAAAGAAGATTACGAAAAAGTAAGTATCTTCTGTAGCTTAGGTAATGTAGTAGGCAAGTTAAGTGCTAGCGAATTACAAGAAGCCGGTCATCTTGCCAACTGCCACGTGAACATTGTGCAAATGGTAGATCACGTTGAGTACCGGGATTACCAAAGCGAGCTTAAATACTTGACGACCACAGTGGAACGTTTAGCATACTTGGCTCGGATGATTGATTCAATTAAGGAAGGTGGCAATACACTAATCCTAGTTGATCGAATTGAAACAGGAAAGATCTTGCAAGCAGAACTCAGTACCCTGTTTAGTTTGTTGCACGATAAACCAGATGTGGCATTTGTTAGCGGCTCAACCAAAGCCGGGGATAGAAAAGATGAATACGATGAAATTGCAACCAGTACTAACAAGATTATTATTGCTACTTATGGTGTGGCCGCTGTTGGTATTAATATTCCTAGGATTTTCAATCTTGTGCTTATTGAACCGGGTAAATCCTTTGTACGTGTTATCCAATCAATCGGGCGTGGTATTCGCAAAGCGGAGGACAAGGACTTCGTTCAAATCTGGGACATAACCAGCACCTGCAAGTTTGCCAAACGACATCTTACAGCACGTAAGAAGTTTTATAACGAAGCAAACTATCCTTTCACAGTAGAAAAAGCACCGTGGCAAAACTAATAGTATGTGGCTGTAGTTATTCGGCACCCAGTCAATCCTTACCGGGCACAGCCTACGGAGAAGTACTGGCCAGTAAGTTGGGGTGGGACGTAGAAATATTAGCACGTCAAGGATGCAGTAACGGTGGCATCCGTATACAAATAGACGAGGTGTTGCGTCAGCGTCCTACCTTTGCTATCATTGCACCCACATTCCACGACCGTATGGAAATACCTGCCGGTGCGGCACCATACGATTGGACCAAGAATACCGAGCGTGGGTGGAACCCTAGCCTACAACAGCACTTACAACGAGAAATGCTTAACGGATATGATCGATCTGCCGGTATTGATAATGTAAACTATGGCACAAATCCATATAGAATGATTTGTGAAACTATCTTTAGTCTAGCAGAGAACTACGACCACCCATATCGTAGTAGCAAAATAGATCGCAACACACAGGCCGCAGTCAAGCAATATATTAACCACATGTATGATAGCAACTGGAAACGCCAGCAAGATGAATGGATCATTCGAGATGGTATTATGCAATTATTTTATTCGGGCATACCTTTTTTGATTATTGCAAATAACCTATGGGATAGTGTTACCATACGATCGGCCATACCCGCAGTGGTAGATGATCGTTACATGACACTGGCCTACAAAGAAACACCGGCGTATGCAACCAATGAATGGCCGTTTACAGGACGAGACGATCCTGGATATCACGGCAGTCCTGCTAGTCAAGAATATCTAGCCGATACCTATTACAATCTAATTAAAAATACCTGGAAACTATGACCGACAACACAGTGACACAAAGCCTAGAAGAATTTGATTGGTTCAAGAACAATGGCATATTCATGCCAATGATCAACGATACCGGTCGTAACGTGTTTTATAAACAGGCCATTGAAGAAAACGTTCGTGGCAAAACTGTGGTTGACATTGGAACAGGCACTGGATTCTTGAGTGTGCTGGCAGCCAAGGCTGGTGCAGAAAAAGTGTATGCTGTTGAAATGGATCCTGGACGTGCCAGGTATGCTAGAGAAATGATTCGTTCTGTTGGTCTGGATAACATCATTGAGGTCATCAACGATAACTTTTACAACACACGGATACCTGCAGACATTTATGTCAGTGAAACAATAGGTACACCAATCTTTAACGAATACATTATACCCATTGCTGAACATGCTCGCCAGTTTGGTGGAATGTTTATCCCGGGCAAGTTTGAAATCTGGGCCACAGCATTTGCGGACCATCCAATCTTTCCCATTGTGGAAGTAGAGTCTAATGCATTTGAGTTTCAACCTGATATTGCCATTGATCCGGTGTTTGAAAACAAAATCAACGAAGCATTTCAACAACAGCACCCACTAGAGACCACATTGTATCGAGCCAATCACATAGAGAAGTTCTTTACCATGTTGCCTAGATTCAAGGATCTCAAACTGACAGAATTGTACAAGACCGAACCTATCACTGTTGATTTAAACGGACCTGTGGATGTCAATGACATACGTCTTCGAATTCCCAGTTCAGTTACACATCTGTCGGGAATGTGTGTGGTTATATTTTGGCGTGCCATTACCGGTAACGTTGTCATGAATGTGACCGATACCTGGTGGGGTAATCCTAGCAAAATGGTGTTGACTCGCACACGCAAGCCCAATACCGATATCACCATGTGGTATGATCCGGTTATACATGACTGGAGATTTGCATTTTGAAGGCTGTAGCACTGGTAGCACATCCAGACGATTGTGTTATATTTGCCTGGCCTTTTATAGAGGCGCACCCAGAATTCAAATGGCACATAGTTTACATGACACACGCCGAATGGGATCCTAGAGCAAAAGAAATGCAGGCATACTGGTCCAAGCGCAACATACCAACCACATTCCTGGGTTACAATGATGATTGGGAATATGTTAAAAACAATGAACTGGGATTTGATGGTGTCAGTGCCAGTAGAGAACTTGCAGGTATTTCCGACCAATTTGATTTGATATTGACGCACTATGAAGATGGCGACTACGGTCACCTACATCATAAATTTGTTAACACAGCGGCTCGACAAAATGGTACACCAAAGGTTTACTTTGCTAGTACTTTCAACTATAATACAGAATGTATAGTGCAAGTGCCAGTTGCAGTAGACGAGCTTCCGTTACACCGAAGTGTAGTAGAAGAATTTACTGATCGAAATACCGGAAGGTATATCGTGACGCCGGAAGCGGAACATATATTAAAGAATAATAAATGAGAATTCTAACATTAGACAATACAGCATATCCAATGGATCAAATACCAGACGAAATTGACGAAGTTCGTTTTTGTGTATTGGACAACAGCGATCCCAAGGAACCCGATTATTTTTATATTCCGTTAATCTTTTTAGAATCATTCAATAGTCCAGCCTTGGTTCTACGTATTGGGCCATATACTGTACGCATGCCAGTGGATTGGCAACTACTAATAGGCGAACCTGACTTTGGCGATCTAGAAGTTGTCCCACTAACAAGCATCAATGATCGTGGCTTTAATGTATTTTGTTTTAATCCACTAACCAGTTTCCGTCCAGAGTTTCATCCTGTGGAAATTATAGACATATATCAAGATGTCAAGTGGTATTTTCCAAAACTCAAACCCGGACAGCTATTGGCTATTCCGTTGACTGAAGGCGACAAACCCATGTGTGCATATTTCATCAAGGATATCAGCAGACAAAGCGAAGTTATCAATTACGGCAAAGTTTGGTAAATGTATACTGGTCCATACAAAGCTAACCAAATAAACGAATATGTTGTGTACGAAAGCCCAGATGGGGGTCGTACAATATACAAACGTAAAAGCGGACAAGTGGAAAGAGTGTTGCACAGCATTGATCCGGCACTAGAAGCAGAAATACTGCGCGAAAAAGAACTCAACGAATGGATGGACATATTCAACACAGCTGAACGTACACCTGCTTTACAAGAAGCCATAGAACGTGTTAAAATACTGTACGAGTTGAGCAAAGATCCCACCACACTTCCACCTGATTGGCACCCGGTATGACCGTAGCAAAAACAAAAAAAGCACCAGCACTTGATATTAAAAAAGAAATGGCGGCATTTGATCGCAAGGATCGAGATTTTTATGACAACTTGACCGACGAAGAACGCCGAGCATTTAGTGGGTTTATGATGATACGCTGGGGAGCCACGGTGCAAGGCAGTGCAGACCTGCAGGCATACTATGTGATGAGTGTTAATGAAAAGTTAAACAAGAACTTCTTTGATATCAGCGCCAAGGAACACGAAAAACTACATTGGTTGATGGCCACTACAGTGAGTCCGGGCATGGGTACACACTATCATCCGTGGCTAGGACTCCCAAAGAAAACCGTAGATAACAAAAATGTTAAGTTTTTGCGTGAACTACATCCACATCTTAAAGACGATGATCTTAAACTGATGTCGGACCTAAACAGCAAAGACGAGCTCAAAGCCCATGCACGAGATATGGGTTGGGCAGATAAAGATATCAAAAAGGATTTATGAACGTACTGCTAAATGGCTGTAGTTTCATTGATAGCTATTTTTACACCAGACATTTTGATCAATTGCTAGGTGCTAAAACTGTAAACCTGGCTCGACCTGGCAGTAGTAATCGCCGTATTATAAGAACCACAGTAGAATATATAGAACACAATCCTGTAGACCTTGTTGTACTAGGATTGACTTTTTACGATCGTCAAGAAAGTCCGTTAAAACCACAACATGCCAGCCCTTGGGTCAGTTACAACAGCCAAGGTATGCAGGCACAGTTTGCATCTGCAGACGACTTTGGCAGTTCAACCGAACATAAAATGGTAGATGACTATGTAAAATCTCGTTACCGGTTTGATATTAATCAACACTATGTGGAACAACTTTATCTTGACCTGAAGTTATTGGCCGCATACCTTAGAGAACGATCAATTGAATTTTGTATTTTTAACACCTGTGATAGACATCATCAGGATGTCAAGTTAGGACCGGGTTTTGTGCCATTTGTCTTTATTGGCAATGAGTATCTAGAACAAAATGGATCTGTATGCATGGAGCAGGATCGGAATTTGCCCCTTAATGCTAGACATCACTATGGTGAAGATGTTATAATATTGGTTCAGTATCTTGTAAATTTTATCAATGACAACCGAACCGTATAAGTGTCGCTATTGTGAAAAGGCATTTGTCAAGGAATCAACCTTGGCAGTGCATCTTTGCGAGCCCAAGCGTCGGTGGCAACAGGAACGAGAAGTGGGAGTACAACTGGGACTCAAGGCCTATCTGCGCTTTTATGAAGTAACACAGGGTAGCGCCCGACTAAAAAGCTATGCGGATTTTGTTACTAGTCCTTACTATAATGCTTTTGTCAAACATGGAAGATACTGTCAATCTATACGCTGTATTAACTTTGCTAACTTTCTTGATTGGCTACTACGCAATAACAAAAAGATAGATAACTGGTGTAGCGACAAGTTGTACGAAGAGTGGATGCACGATTATCTACGTCGAGAAGCAGTACAAGACGCTCTTGAACGAGCATTGAAAGAAATGCAAACCTATGCCGATGACCATCCCGATCTTAAAAACGGATTTAGCGATTATTTTCGTTATGGTAACAGCAATCGTGTGGTACATCATATTGTTACCGGTCGTATTAGTCCTTGGATTGTTTACAACTGTACATCGGGCGTTGATTTCCTTGGCAATTTATCAGAAGAACAAGTGGTCATGGTAATGCCCTGGATAGATCCTGACCATTGGCAACGTCGATTCCAGGACTATCTTGCTGATACCGAATGGGTCAAGGATATCTTAATCAAGGCCGGGCTATGAAGTTTCGGTCAGACATTGACATTGACTTTGGCGATAGAACACTAGCACTGGATCTGCTCAAGCACACGCCTGCCAGCATCAATAGAGACGGAGTCTGGGTAGCCCACAACACCGGTGTATACGTGACAGACATACCCGAAGATCCATTTACAGGTCGTGCCAGTTTGGACTATGAAGCAGCCGAAGCTCGTGGATATATAAAACTGGACTTTTTGAACGTGTCATTATATACGCAGATAAAGAGTGAACAACATTTGACAGAACTGATAGCGCAAGAACCCGAATGGGAACGACTGTATGATCCAGAGTTTTGTAGCAAGCTGATACACATTGGTAATCACTACGACACCCTGATCAAGATGCCCGAAGCAGTGAACACTATACCAAGAATGGCCATGTTGCTGGCAGTGATACGTCCGGCCAAGCGTCATTTAATTGGTCAACCCTGGCGAGATGTTGCAGATAAAGTGTGGACCAAACCCACAGATGATGGATACTTCTTTAAGAAGTCGCATAGTCTGGCCTATGCACATCTGGTTGTTGTTAATATGAATTTGTTATCTAATAGCGATATTGCGTTTAGACAACTTTGCGGACCAGCGTAATACTTTTACGTTTGCTTCGTTTACTGGCCATTTCTTTAAGGCTCACATACGGGCCCATCTTGATTTCTACGTCTTTGCTGTTCATGGTGCGTAGACAATGTTTGAATACTACCCAGTCCTGCTTTAAGAACACATTGATAGGCATCAATCTGTTGCTTTCCCACCACCAGGTTTCGCCCAGGCTGAGGAAAATCTTCTTAAGCTCGTCATCTTTCAATGTGCCAAAATCGTAAAGTGTAGTTATAACTTCGTCAAAGTTTTGTATGATGCCGATATATTCGTTGCCGCCATAGGTAATGTAGCTTATGAACGGGTACTTACCTAGTAGTTGCTTGTAGTGATCTTCCACGTTGTCCGATAAATATGTTAAAGAGATGAGCAAATTTAATGATCACCGTTAAAACATATTTATACCCAAACACAGCCGAGGTTCAGGTTTTTGATCCGGCAATATTTACAACAAGGAATCGCCAAGTGTATTCACGCCCTATCAAGGTCTATCAAGGTATAGACAATCCCATCCAAGTCTTGGTTAAGAATCAAGATCAAAAGAATGTTAACCTGACAGGATATACTGTGCAGGCCAGCATACAAGATCCCACTAACAAAACAACCATCGAAACTTATGCTGTTACTTTTGCCAATATTGCTGTTGGGCAAGGCACGTTTACTCTGGATAAAGGTACTATTAACACCTTGGAAAATCGTTTTTACAAACTGACATTTAAAACAATCAAATCAAGCGACAACACAGAACAACCGGTTTATATCGACGACAATTATGGTGTTCCACTGGATTTAGAAGTGTTGCCAGCTTATTATGCAGACTCTGCCAGCGATACCAGTGAAGTTATATTTGATGGTGGAGTAATTTAATGACAACATACGCCAACGTAGGCCACATACTATTAAAGCGTGGCAATACTGTACAAAGTACAGCGTACAAAGGCCCATTGGGTGAACTTACTCTGGACACAGATTTGCATACAGTTAGAGTACACGATGGCAAAACTTTTGGCGGCAATGTTATATTGGCCACTGTTCACGGTGCATTGGGTAATGTTACAGCAAACTCGATAGTTATTAGTAGAACCCTTACAGCTAATACTGGATCAACCACAACGCTTAGAGTTGCAGGCACTATTGAATCTACGTTTGGTAGTAATACTAAAACTGACCCAGCTGCCGCTTACGGTATACGTGGTACTATTAGTGGTAGTGGTCTTACAAAAACTAGTAATTATATGTCAGGTGTTCTTGGTGCATATAACATCACAGGAACTAATGCCAGCACTTTCCCTAAAGCAGGTGTTATTGGATTTATTGCTGATACAACGGTTACTGCCGATGCGGCTGTTATGGCCTATTTAGATGGCGATGGTGGTAACACTAGAGCAAGAGCTGGATTTGGGATTACTATGCAAAACACTACTCCATCTAGTGGCTTTGAATACGGTATGGATTTAAATATGGCCGATATAGATCCATCAGTTCCATACGTTCGCCCCTATAAAAAGGCCGAATGGCGTGTATCAAATGATGTGGTATTTTTAACTGGAGCTGGAGTCCCAACTAATGGTGACACTGGAGCTGGATTTGCTGGCCCAGGATCAATCTGTATTGATATTAGTGCTGGAAAAATGTATCTAAACGGTGGCACCAAATCAGCTCCAGTTTGGAAAATAGTAACATCAGCCTAACTTGTTGACCTAGTCCAAAAATTCTGCTATACTAGTAGGAATGTTAAACTCGATTCGCGACGCAGTAACCCAGATATTACCGCACAAACGTAAAACTAATTCCGCTTCTGGCTGGATTAGTTTTAACGCACCCTGTTGTCAACACAACGGCGAATCAGCGGACACACGTGGTCGTGGCGGATTAGTTATGAACCTAGATGGTGGTGTTTCTTATCATTGTTTTAACTGCAACTTCAAAGCCAGTTATGTTCCAGGTCGTCCACTATATTATAAATTCCGTAAGTTACTAAGTTGGTTA